GAGGCGGTTACGGGTCTCGATGCGCTGCCTCTCTGCCATCAGGTCTCTGGCTTCGCGGTCGAGAGCGTCGATGTCAGCGTCAGGGTTCTCAAGCTCGGTCTTGATTGCCGCGAGCCGGGCTTCGATTTCTTTAAGTCTCATGTGTTTTTACCTCCATGTCGATTAAAAGATTAAGTTTTTTGCGGTTCCGCTCGCGTTTCGCGGTCTCCTCCCGTGACATGGTCTCGATCACTCCGTCTATCCATGTTCGAGCAGATATTTCAGTATTCGGATTCGCCGGCAGATCCACCGCCGAAGCGTCATACAGTTTTTTGAATTTAATTATGCGGCGGGTGATAATGCGTGCTGCCTCGTCGCGAATGATTTCGTCTACAGCAACAGTAAAGCCTATAGACATCTGATGTATCAGACCGGCATCGATGTCCTCGAACATCTGGCGGCTGCCGGCTGTAAGAGAGAGGTCGGCGGCGATAAACAGTCCGACGTTGTCCGGCTCTACTATCATTGTGGCGGGCTTGTTATTGCCCATGCGGGTGCGGGCGTACACCTTTCCAGCGTGATTAAACTGGAAAAGAACGTCGCTCATGTCGCACTCGTCAAAGGAGTGCCGGTCGACTTCCTCGTAATATTTCCAGCCGTCATACTCAAACATGAGATATGGCTGGTCAAATGTGGTCGCGTAGCCCTCAACGTAATAATCGCTGTTAAGCCTGCGGTTTTCCTTCGTCGGGATCATCACCGGCATTGTTCGGTATTCCCGATTGTCCCTGAACGGCATTGTTCACACCCCCTTGTCTTTCTTTTACGGTTACATATTCGCCGCGGATGAAATACTCATCTCCGCCCGGAACAGGCGCCATCTGGAATATCTCTCTGCCCTCATTTCGGCTCATCATTCCTCTGTCAGTCAGCTCCACGACAGTTTTCAGCTTCACATCGTTGCTGGCATACTGCAGGCGGTTGGATGATAGCGTTATGGCGTTTCCGAAAGAGATTTCGTGCGGCGTGTAGGTCATATTTGTCAGAGCAAGCCCTGTTTTGAGCGCCCAAGCTTCGACTTTGCCCTCGTAATAGGCGTTGAACTCGTTGTCAGTGAATGAATTGGTGAGAATCTTTTCGTTGGTGTTGAAATAGTAGAATACGGATTCTTCGATACGCTTGCGCTGGTCGGCATCGACTATGTACGGTTTGCTGTCAATCTGTTTGACAGATGAGTACTTGTTGTCAATAATCAAAACACCGCCATTGTTTTCTGCGGCAAGATCCTGCTCTCGAAAGCGTCTGCGCTCATCGTCAATTGTTTTGTCGTTATACACGTTTGCAAGCTGCGCAAGAAAACGTATTGCCGCAGAGGATTTAATGCCTTCGATTATGCCCTGACGCTGAGTGTCGAGCAGCTGAATGGTCGGCTTGATCGGTGCGTTGGAGCTGCCGAATATGTCATCCTCGTACTGCATCTTGGTGATGAGCCCAACCTTGCTGAACTCCACAACCGCCCGCTTTCCGGTGGAAAACGTATAGCGCACCCAGCACTCGCCGGCATGGTCTACCAGTTCAATGCGGCTGGGCAGAAGAGGGAAGTAGCCCTCGATCCGTGTTCCGTCATCACTGAGGACGGGAGCAATTGTGGCGTTATTGTTTACTTCTGTGATAGTGGCGAGGCGGTATAGGAACCGGGAGGCGTCGTGCCACATATTCGGGCGGTACTGCAGTATCCGGCGCAAACGATTGTTATCTGCTGACAGACCAGACACCTCCGGTTTGAGCTTAGAGCAGTGCTCGGCAAAGGTGTGCACAGCCGCTCGGGTCAGATCCATCTCATATAACCCACCCTCAAATGTGCTGAAGGTCGGATTGTATGCGGTGAACGACTTGAAATAGCCATGCATCGCCCGCTCCTGCTGCTCCTTTTTGAAGATTTTCTCAAATAGTCCCACGTCACGCCTCCTCGTTGAGGTTAATGTAGTTGTTCTTTTTATCCTCGAACACCTTGTACGCACACAACGTGGCTATGCTTCCATCGATGCGCATTCGGCGGTCGAGAGTTTTCACAGGCTGGATATTGCCGTTGACGTCCCTCTTTGCTACGGTGTTATAGAAGCACCATTTCGCTATCGGGTTGTTCTGATAAATGATTTTGTGAGCCTCAAAATCAGCCTTGAGGTTCTTCATCGGCTCAGACAGGGATATCACACCCTGACGGATAGGAATCATGCTGTTTGGGCCAAACTCCGCTTTGAATCTTGCGAGCAGACTGTCGTCAATGTGCCACGGGTCGTAGCCTATGAAAACCGTGTAAAGTTGCTCCTTCTCTCTAAGCTCAATAAACCAATCGAGGAATATCTGCTTATCGCATTTATTGCCGGGACAGGTGCGGAGCCAACCTTGCTCCATCCAGAGTTGATAAGGAACATCATCGCGCTCCCGGCGATTGCCGCTCTTCTGCTGCTTTAATAGCACCTGCTCGGGGATCCAGAACATGAAGCGCAGGTACAGCTTGTCATCTCCCGGACGGGCGCACAGGGCGCAGGCGGCGTTGAGGTCAACGCTGTCAGCGGCATCGAAGCCGCCGATGGCATAATCAAACGGGATGCTGAATGTCTCTTCGTTGTTGAGCTCTTCCCATGTCAGCCACGATTCGGTGGACGTCTGCTTGAGGTTAAAATCCTTAACAAGAACGGTACGCTTGAAACCGGGCTGGTCTTTGGCTTTCTGAACCATAGAACGGAGAAAAGAAAGGCTCTTGATAGTTCCCAAGCCGGGGTTTGCTTTTATCCAGCAATGCTCTTGATCCCACTCTGCAGGACTGTCCAGCTCGTAGATAAATGCTATAAATCGAGGATCTATTATCCGACCGTCGATTACTCCCGACGCATAGTCGTACTGCTCATCAAATATGCACTCTCGATTAAAGCCGTTTGTGGATATAGAAAACAACAGAGGCTGAAGGCGGGCGCCCATGGCCTGCTTCATCAAGTCGTAAATATCACGGTTGCGGATAGCGGCAAGCTCGTCCAAGATAACTGCATGGGCATCAAGAGAGTCGAGAGAGTTAGTGTTGGAGGCCAGTGCTTTTATCCACCCCATGTTTAGTGGGATGTATATTCCGCCAGTAGCAAGTTTCAAGTGCTTCATGAGCACCGGTGACTGACGACGCATATTTTTTACTGCGTTATAGCCCTTCATTGCCTGCTCACGTTTAGTGGCGATGTTATATATTTCCGGCGCGCCTTCATCGTCATTGAGCGCAAGATCTATTTCAACCGCGGCGGCCTCGGTGGTTTTGCCGTTTTTTCTGCCCTCGATTATGAGGGCTTCGTTATACTGCCGCAGATCATTATCATCTACAAACCCGAATATCGCCTGCAGGCGGGCTTTCTGGAACAACTGAAGTTGTAAGGGAGTGCCGATCTTGCCGGTGGGCGTCTTGCAGAAGGTCTCGATAAAATCGATGTGCCTGCTCGCAATGTCGTGATCGTAATGAAATTCACCCGGCTTTGCGTATGCGTTGAGAAGCCGCTCGGCCTGACGCTTCATTTTCTGACAGGCGACTATTCGCCCGTCGTAGATCTGAGAGAAATAACTCTCGAATTCGGTCATTTTCGCCTTGCCTGAATAAACATCGTCAGCTCGTCCTTTTCAGGTGCACCGTCAGGCAGGAACTCGGCGAGCTGCTTGATTACTGTGCAGTAATTTTTGATCATGGTGTTGTAGACCTCGACCTCCGGCGACTTTTTAGTGCCGTACTGGTTTTCACCATTCTTGTACTCGGAAATTACGCCGTTTTTGCTGATAGTTTCCTGCAAAATAGCCAACTGTTCGGTCATAAATGCGGCGTTTTCGATAAGGGGAAGTATCAGCTTCATGGTGTCCTTGGGCACGCTTTTAAAAAGTTTTTTTAATTTGGAAATTTCCTTGTCTTTCGTCGGAAGATCTGCCAAGTCTTATACCACACCCCCTATGTGCGCGCCGCGCGTGAAAAATGCCCTGGCCCTTCCGGTTCTCCATCCCACGTCACTCATCGTTGGCCGGGGGGATAGGTACCGGCTGACCATCATCGGAAAACAAACATTTTACCGGCGGACTGCCGCTGCTATCGATGAAGTGTCCCGGCTCATGGTCGTGGCACGCCTTACAGAGATACTCAAGGTTGTCTGCGTTGAGGGAAACCGTCGGGTCGTTGATGTTAGCTGCCGTCAGCAGCACCTTATGGTGTACGATGTATCCGGCGTGTATGCCGCATCTCTGACAAGCGCCTCCGTCTATCTGGATTCGTGAGGATATAAAAGCAGACCGGCAGGATCGCCAGCGTTTGGACTTGTAAAACGCTTCTGCAAAATCTTTTGCCATGGATGCCCTCCAGACAGAGTGTGCCGCTCTGAAATGACGTCCTGTGGCTGGACGCTGCAAAGCTGTGCGACCGGCGGATAGGATCCGCTGCTTTACATTTTCGAAAGGAGAAAAGCAAATGTGCCCGACGACGTTATACCACAGTTCGTCGGGCAAATATTCCCTCAGAGGGAAGATTTGAAAATTTATTTTGACTTTTTTTCGGAGCGACCGAGAAGATAATCTACGCTCACTCCAAAATGATCGGCAAGGATCTCGACTACAGCAATTGTCGGTGTTCGTTTGCCGTGCTCGTATTTATGGACCATCCCGGAGGACAGCCCACAAAGCGCAGATAGTGTGGAGGCGGATATGCCGCGCTCTTGCCGAAGCTGCCGAAGCCGCTCGGGGAATTTTTGCATTGTGCTCTGTCCTCCTTTTTTGTTTGGTGAATTTTATTCACAATTATTTTGACTATGGCGATAGATATAACTCTCCATGCCATGAGCGCAAAGAGCGTTGATATACTCGTCCGGCTGTCCGTCGGCGGAGTATCTCTCCTCAACAAGCTCGCAATCGGTGATCTTGGCTATTGAGGGAAACGGATACCCGCACGGGATGAGGTGTCCGGTGTCGTAATTCACGCCGCATACGACCCATGTTTCACCGGACGGGATGTGGCGTACAATGTCGCTGGGTCTAATTGCGTAATTGGGCATCCTCATTCTCCTTTCCGTCCATCATCGCCGTGCATACGGGGCAGCACTTCCATTGCGGCGAGCCGAGAGTATGGCACTCTGAACACTCAGTCGTGCCGTTGTTGTGAGTCATCCAGTGCCCGTGCGGTCTGCAATCGACGTGGTTGATGATGTGGGCTTCGGAAATTGCGTTGCGTCCCCAATTTATTCCAGCGCAAACGCCGTTCCAGTATTCTTTATTGTCCCGTGTGTGCATCTGCATGAATGTGCTGTCATATCGTTTATCAAATAATACTTTCAGCGCATTCGCATCAATCGGTCTTACATCAGTCATTATCAGCACCAAACCTTTCGTTCCACTCAAGGTACGCTCTCCATATTTCCCTGTGTGCCTGTGTTCTATTTCCACAATCCGGACAACACAAATATGTCCCGTACCATGTTGAGAGCGGTACTCCACACAATATGATTGGAGTACATTCACCTATTAGCTCTATCGGTCGTACCTTGCAGAAAGGGCAATATACTGCGTCCTCTAAATACGGATTGTTGTCCGTATACACTTCACCCTTGATTTTCGCCATTATCAGCACCGTTCTTTTCGGCTCGTTTGGCACACAAAGCCTTATAATCATTAAGCAGTTTTTGTTGCTCGTCTGCCCAATTTGCAAGGCACATAAAAGAGCAGAACTCTTCTGGAAAACCAAGTAAATACCCTTTCGGCATTTGCGCATTTTCCTCGTTGTGGTGTACTGTGTACCCCGACAGTGTTATCCGTAGATCGTTCTCGGAAATTAGTTTTTTACAGCAGTCACACATATACGCTTTTGCCATTTTCAGCACCGTCCTTTCTCTCGCCGTAAGAGCAATAATCATCTGGGCGTGATAATTCTAACCTGTAACAATCACCTCGATGCCAGTGCTTGCACTGACTGCACCTTGTGACCTTAACTACATCTGTTGCCGTTGGAGCCTTTAGCACAATGTCAACGGCAGCATCAAAACCGTCTGCGTAACGGTCAAAGGGACCGTGCTGCTTACGGATCCGATTGATACAATGGCTGAGCTTGTCTGCTATGGCTCTACGATCGATATACTCACCACTCATTTATTCTTCTCCTCGCCGGGAATGTCGCCGGTGATGTCATGCTCCTCACGGAACGCCTGATAGT